AGCGGCGTCATTGCCAGAGTTCTATACCTTATACGATAAATACGTTGTAGAAGATATAGACAAAGTTGCAATCCAAGTATCTGATGAAGTCATAAAGGATGGTCCACCTTGTTTACAACAATTATGCTCACAAGGATTTCCGGAAGGCACACGTAATAATGGTTTGTTTAACATAGGTGTATACTTACGTAAGTTTGATCCAGACAATTGGAAAACATTACTAGAAAAATACAACCAGGATTACATGACACCGCCTTTATCAGCATCAGAGGTTGTGACAGTTCAAAAACAATTAGAGAAAAAAGAGTATAGCTATAGATGTAAAGAACCACCAATTAATTCTTATTGTAATGCTAAAGTTTGCAGAGGAAGAAAGCACGGCATAGGCGGTAATGGATCATCATTAGAGTTTAGTGCATTAACAAAATTAGAAACAGATCCACCAGTATGGTTCTTAGATGTTGGTGATGCACGAATGGAATTACAGACAGAGGAGCTGCAGATACAAACTAAGTTTCAGAAGAAATGTATGAACAGTTTAAATCACATGCCACCTCTAGTAAAACAGTCAGTGTGGCAGGAAAACATAGAGAGATTAATGATTAATCTTAATACTATTCCTGTTTCTGATGATGGGTCATTGGCCGGTCAGTTTGAGGCTCACCTCCAGGAGTTTTGTACTGATCGTGCCCAAGCCCTAAATCGTGACGAATTATTATTACGTAAACCATGGACAGAAGATGGAATTACCTGGTTTAGATTAAAAGACTTACAAGACTATCTTACGAGAAATAAATTTACTTACTTTAACACAGGTCAGTTAGTGCAAGCATTAAGACATTTAAAAGGTAAGAGTGAGAAATATAATCTTAAAGGTAGAACAGTAAGAGTGTGGGGCGTGCCTGCATATCAGCAACAAGATTCAGCGTTTGATATAAAGGAGGTTGATGGTGCCCCGTTTTAAATTTGGTGAAGTTAGAGATGATGGTTACGTCTATGTTGGTAAAAGATATGATAGAGAGGACCGTGGAGATTGGAGAAGCCCAGCAGCTTTTGAGAAATATAAAGAAAGGAATCGCATAAAGAAGAAAAGAAAATATGATGAGATATCTAGAATTGTAAATGAATATAAAATGGAAAGAGGATGTGCACATTGTGGATTTAAAGAAGATGCAGTGGCGTTGGATTTCCATCATGAGAATAGAGCAGATAAAATTATAAATGTTTCATCACATTGGAGAAGTAGTTGGAAGCAGTTTGAAAAGATGAAAGAAGAAATGAAGAAGTGCATAGTGTTATGTGCTAATTGTCATAGACTAGAAGAGAAAAGGATTAGAAATGGAAACTAAAACTAAAATTA